CTCTCAGCCGCCGACGACGATGGGGCGACCTGCGCGACGTGTGGCCACCACGCAAAGCACCACGCAGTGGACGACGAGGAGCGCCGCGAATGCGAACTGACGGACGGGGCACAGGTCTGTCTGTGCCGGCAGTTCGTCGCACAGTCAGCCGGCGAACCCCGTTTCGCGCGGTGCGGCCATCCGGTCAGCTCCGACACGTGCCCGAGGTGCGGACCGTGACGCCGGGGGTGAAGACGTGAAATTCCAAGTCACAATGAAAGACCCAGACTGCCTGCACAACGCCATCCGCGAGGCCGTCGCCGACGAGATGGGCAATACGTTGCTGCCCGACGATGAAGCCGAAGCCGTGCGCGAGATGCGCGTCGAGAAGGCGCAGAAGGCATGCGCGAGGTGGTTTCGTTACGGCGAATACCTGACCGTCGAGATCGACACCGAAGCGGGCACGGCCGTCGTGGTGAAGCCTTGACCCCCGCCGAATACGCCCAAGCCTGGCGCGCGGGCCGAGACGCGGCGGCGAATGTGGTCAAGGCCGCCGGCCTGGGTGAGCCGCTTGGCGAGGCGCTCGCATGTGCGATTCGCGCGCTGGAGCCCCCGATGCCGGCCGAGGTGGCGACCTACGCGCCACCGCTCACGCCCGAGCAGGTTGCTGAGGCTCGCCGCATCGGCCGCGCCATCGCGGACGCCGACCCGGTGCTTCAGGAAGCGAGGGCGCTCAGCGCGAAGGTGGCTGACGCTCTCGAGCGCAGCAAGCCGCTCGTCAGAGAGGCGCTCAAGATCGGGCGCTCGATTGCTGGCGCAGACCCGTCGCTCGCCGGAGTGCGCATCGGGTCCGCCGAGCCCACCGCGCGCGACCGTTGCGAGACGTGCGGGGGTAGCGGTCAGGGCCGGCTGGATTCGGACTGCTGGGCCTGCGGCGGCTCCGGGCGGGCGAAATGAGCACCCATCGCCTACCGTGTCCGCTCCGAAAGCCGTGCGTCCTCTGCCAGCTCGCCGACCTGCGCAAGCGAGTGAAGCAAGCACGCGGCTACCTCAAGTGCGTCTCGTCGGGACAATTCCACACGGCCGTTCTCGTCGTGGCAGCCATTCGCGCGCTCGACCTGCGGCGCCGACCCATTTCGCGGAGGAAACGAAGATGACCCGCTACGAACCATGCGACGTCTGCGGCACGACCGACGCCGACCGAGACGAACTGAAGACCCTGCGCGCACGGCTCGCCGCTGCCGAGGCCCGGGAGGTGGCGTTGCGTTCGGTGCTGGCGCTCGCTGAGGTTCGACTCCGCACGTATCAGTACGGACAGGCAGAGGCGCTTGCCGCTCGCGCCGCCCTCGCAGCGCCGGCCGGTGACGGGGCGCTGCGGGAGTTTGGGCTGCGATGCGTGAAGGTCGCATGGGCGGGCGAGCAGCTCCCAACCGCCGAGGCCGTGGTCGACGCGGTTCGAGGTGGCGGGTGAGCGACGAAAAGCCGAAGCCGTTCGCGGTGGCCGTTGAAACCGGTTCGCGCGATATGCTCGGCGAGAGCCTCTGGGCCATTCAGCTGGCCGACGAGCGCGTGCTCTGGAGCGGCATCAGTCCCGCCGAACACAGCGAACCGTACGCGCGCGCGAGCGCCGAACGCCTGAACGCCGCCGTCGCCCAGCGCGAGGCGAAACTGCGCGCGGCGCTGCGGCGATCGGCGCATTCCGAACACAAAGGCGAGCCGTGTTGGTGCTGGCAGTCGCCGGACGCGAACGGCCATGCGAACCACTGCCTTGAGCTACGCGCCGCCCTGGGTCCCAACCCACCCGACTACGTCCCCGCCTCCGAACTGCACGCCGAGCGCGAAAAGACGCGCGGGACGTGGGCCGTGCTGTTCGACGCGCTCCACGAGAGCGGCGGAGTCATCACCCCGGCGCACCGGCAGTTGATGGAGGCGCTGGGACTGAAGGCGCCCAGCGAGTCGTGGCCGATGACCATCAAGAGCGCAACCGACGACGAGGTGATCGCCGAAATGAATCGCCGAGGCCTCGCCCGCCAGGTGGTGGCAGCCGGCATGCGTGGCGCGGCTGCTGCCCGCGCGCCGTACGACGAGCCGTTCGCGAACCGATTGAACTCAGTCGCCGCACTGCTCGCAGAGCGCCGCTGCCCGCACTGCAACGACATGCCCTACGTCGCCTCGGACGGAGCGAGCCGCATGTGCCCGCAGTGCGGCCTGTTCCTTCCGCTCACCGTCACGACCGACCGGACGGAGCGGGCTTAGTGCCGGCCCACTCCACCCACTGGGCGCCACACCGGAGACACGTCACATGCCAGCCATCGGCGTGGACGATCGGCCGGGTCTTGTCGTGCCGGCGGGAGTCGCACGTGCAGTCAGAGGACATCGGCCTCACCGGCAGCACCTCGGCGAGGCACTTGAGCGCCGACCACATGCGGAGGAAGGTACACCCATGACAGCGCGCAAGGCGAGCCGCCCACCGAAGCCCGACGATCGAGGGATGCTCGACTTCGGTGTGCTCAAGCGCCGCAAGGGCTTCACTGCGACGATCTGGTTGCCGGATGGGACCCTCGCAACCGGCCCGTATCGAGAGAGCCGCGAGAAGGCGATCGGCGCCGCAATGCGGACGGCGGCTGAGTGGCTCGACCCACGCTGACCCGCCGGGCTTCGTGCTCGATCTCGACCAGCCATCGCTTCGCCGCAGCCGCATGTGCCGGGTTTCGAACCGCGTTCCACTGAATCACCCGCTCAGCGGCGAGGAGATCCGCCGCGAGCCGCTCCCGTTCGTCGTCCATGGGGGCGCGGCACTGTGCGAGCGGCGTGCCGTCGCAACCCCGCGTCAGCGCTTGAGCGCCCACGCCGTGACGCCCGCGCCGGCGGCAGCGCCGAGCACCACGCTGCCGACGATGAGGGTGATCAGCACCGGCTTCGAGAGCCAGGCGTTCTGCTTGCCCGCCTCGAGCTCTGCCCGGCAGTCGACCAGGGCCTTCCCGCGGCGCACGTTCTCGTCGAGGGCAACGAGCCTGCCGTCGTAGGGCGCCGGCTCCCCGGGGCGCAGCCGCACCGAGACGCCCGGCAGGTCGGGCGCGAGCACGGGCGAGTCGTTCTCGACGGTCGACGAGTCCGTCGGCGGATCGGCGAACGCGACCGACGACAGGAGCAGCAAGGCGATAGCCGTCTTCATGGTTTCCTCTGGGCCGCCTCGGCCTGGTCCTCGGTGGTGACAGCAGCGGCCGCCGCATACCCCTTGGCCATTGCGTCGCTGCGGGCTTTGCTGGCGTCAGTAAAGGCACTCTGGCCGATGTAGCCGAGCACCAGCAGGGCATCAGTCACCATTGACTCAGGGTTGAGCTCGAGCCCGAGCTTCTTGTTGAGCGCGACGGTGAGAAAGCCCAGCAGGAAGACGAGCAGCCGGCGCACGGTGGGGTTGGTCAGCACCGCCAGCGTCTTGTCGAACGACGACGGCGCCGGGTTGGGTTGGGTGATGGGCTCAGGCGACGGGGCGACGACGGGCGTATCGGGCATTGGCTTCTCCTGGTCAGCGGGAAACACGGTCGAGGTTGTCGAGCGCGGTGAAGCGGCGCACGGCGAGGTAGGGGAGGTCTTTCCGGTAGCGGATGCTCGGGTGACGCCGGACCCGACAGTTCGGGTTGGCGATCGCCTCCTCGATCGTCTTGATCTTCGAGGTGGCGCCATCGGCCGACAGCACCTCACCGCCGTCGAGCCAGATGCCGACGTGCACTACGTGCAGCTTGGCGTCGGCCTCGCCGGTGAAGCCGTGGAACGTGAGGTCGCCGGCCAGGGGCTTTTCGCCATCGACCAGCTTGCGCGAGGCCTCATCGTGAAAGCGCTGCGCGGTGTGGGTCTTCGTCCAATCCGGGCCGCCGGCGTCCCTTAACGCGCGGGCGACGAGCTCGGAGCAGTCGAGGTCGCCCAAGAGCACCACCTGCCCAGTCTGCGCGAGCGCATGAATTACGAAACGGTCGCGGTGGCTCATCGCTTCCCTCGAGCCGTGACGCGGCGGAACTCCTCGCGCCAATGAGTGCCCATGCCGTCGACCCGCTCTTTCAGCCCCTTCATTTCTTGCTGAAGCGCGCCGATGTCCTTCGCTTGGGCGATGTCGGTCTCGCGTAGGTGCCGCACCTCTTTGTGCAGTTCCTCGACGGCCGTGCGCAGGCTTTTGAGTGTCTCATCGAGCGCGGCCATGCTGCGGCCACCGAGCCACCTGACCGCGGCAACAATGATCCCGCCCAGGGTGGCACCGCCACCGCCGACAAGCACCAAGTCAGTCGGGTCAGCCATGGCCGTTCACCACGAGCTTCGAGACCTGCTCGACGAGCTTGCTGATCATGACCCCCAGGCCGCTCACCTTCGCGGTGAGGCGTTTCTCCGCCTCTCGAATCTGCTGCCGCACGTCGCGCTGTACCCCGAGCACGACAGCATCGGTGCGCGCCAGGTGGGAGGCGAGCTCCGCCAAGCGCTGCCGCATCTCGACCTCGAAGTCGGTGAGCGGCGGCTGCTCGGGAGGCGGCGGGGAGCGCAGCAGCGTCGGCTCGAGTGGCTCTTCGTCGAGCTGCGCCGACAACTCCGACAGCGAGGGGTGAGGACGGAGCGTCACAGGTCTACCGAAGGGTCGTCGCCGTAAATCACGGTGCAGCCGCAGGCATCGCAGTTAGAGCCGGCCGCCTCGGCTGCGGGGAAGACGTTGCCGGTTCCAAAGAAGACGGTGCCCCCATCAGGAAGCAGGCGCCGGCAGTTCGCGCCGCCGTCGAGCGGGGCGCGCACACACCGCGGGGTGGTGACGGCCACCGCAAAGATGGGGCACCCGGCGTCGTCCATCGGCACGCCGAACGCGAAGCCGCCGTCGGTGCCAGCACAGCGCAGGGCGATCAACCGAAGGCGCTGGTACTTCTGAGCCCCCATCGTGACGCCGGCGTCGGCGAAGCACGCGCGCATGCGAGCTGACACCCGGAAGTCGCCATCGGCGAAGCGTGGGATGCAGCTCGAGCCTGCGTCGGTGAGGATGTTCTGCGCCGTCGTGCACTGCGCCGAATTGCACGCCGACATGGTCACGTTGGCTCGATCGATCAGCTCCCACGAGCCCACGTCTTCGATACGGCCCGCGATGGTGCCGTCTTCCCAGTTGACGAACAGCACCGTTCCGGCACCGGCCGCGGCGACCAGGGCAGCGAGGGCAAGGAGGCGCTGTTTCATCGACACCTCGACGGGTTCGGATCGAGGCAGACCTGTTTGATGACACCCCACAGTGGCCCCGCGCCGCTCGGGTTGTAGCCGACCTGAAGCGTCGTCAGCGCCTGCATCGAACCGTCAAAGGAGCCGGAAGCCGTCAGTGCCTGAGTCGCATTCGTGACGGTCATCGATGAGCCAGACCACGACGACCAGAACCGGTTGGTGGTGCTGTTGGGATATGTGCCGTTGGCTGTCGACACGACGTTGGTCGAGTCGAACATGCGCGTCTGCGAGGCACCGACGTAGAGCATTCGGTTGTTGGTACCCCATGCGAGCAGCCCACCGTTCTGCGAATCGGCGAGGTACGCCGAAGCTGCGGCGCTGCCCCGTGCGTCGAACACCGAGGCCGGCATCGTGAAGTCTGCCGTCTCCGCCGCCCGCGCCACGGCTGCGCCGGCGGTCGCAATGTAGCTGCTGGCGAAGGCGCCCTCCTCCATCACCGCGCCCCAAGCGAAGATGTCGGCGGCGTTCCGGGCCACGCCGCTGTTCAAGGTCTGGTTGCCCAGCTCGATGCGCGCCGTGCCTCCGGCGGAGATGGTCGCCGTCACCGAGCAGCGGGTCCACGCCGTGGAAAAGAAGAGGCAAGCCGCGCAAGTCTGCCCGGCGCCGGTGAAGATGCAGATTTCCGTGGTGCCGGACGTGCCGTTGCCTCTGACGAACCACGAGGCGGTGTGAGCCGTCGCGCTGCCGGAGTTGGCCACCTGGTACAGCAGCGACTGCTGTCCTGCGGCGGTTGCCGGAATCTGCAACCGCTCGGCGGTCGTGTTGCCATCGGGCGCCACGGCCGCGTCCGCGGTGACCGTGATTGCCGAGACCCCGACGGGCGAACTGTTCCACGCGGCGTTGTCGAGCGCCTCGCTGCGCAGCGCGTAGTTCGTCCGCGCACCCTCGACGAGAACGCCAAGGGCCCCGGAACCGTCTCCGCCGGGCATCACTCGAGGCTGATTCGACGAGCACGTAGTCATGTCGCCGTTCGCGATGCTGCTCGAGACGTTGCCCCGAAGGCACGTGCCGGAGCTGGCGCGGCTGAACGTCATCGCCTCACCCTTTGAGCCTGTTGGCGTTGTGCACGCGCACGCGGTGCCCATGCCGGTCCCGCTCGTCGGGGCGAACTCGAAGAAGGGCGTGGAAGTACCAGAGGTGTCCGGCCTGACCTGACGGACCCTTGGGCAGCGTACGCGCTCGCACTCGGGCCGGAGGTCGATGGGTCCTGACAGCGTCAGCGCAAGGAGAACTCCGAGCACGACGGCTCCTTAGGGGCGCGACTTCGGGGTGACCGTGCACCAGATGGCGTCGGCGGCGAGGAAGCCGCGCAGGTGAATCTTGGTCATGCCGGGGCGCAGCCGAACCGGGTACGGGTCTTGATTCGTCGTGAAGTCGAGCAGGGTGTCGCCCTGGCCCGCGTCCGTCACGCACCCAGTGCAGCCGCCCGGCCGGTACCAGACCTTCTGGCCGCTGCCGCCGTCGAGGTTCGGACACTGCACCGCATAGGTGTCGTCGTTGTTCAGGCTCGAGGCGGTCTGAATGCCCTGACCTGACACCAGGGTGCCGTTGGCGTTGTACTCGTCAGCGAGCACCACCGCGCTGACGACGAAGAAAGCCAAGGCGAGTCTTCGCATGAGGAAAGGCTCGTCCCCGTGGGGTACGCGGGCGCTACCGGGTCCCGATGCAAATCCAGTCGACGACGTCGGTGCCGCCCGAGGCCACCGCGAACGTCACGGTGGTGGTGGTCGGCGTGCTGCCTGACTTGATGTTGCAGGGGTTGGTGTTCGTCGTGTTCACGTGTGTGCAGGTGCAGGCGGGTGCAGCTCCGAAGGCGGTGCCGAAGGTGACGGCGAGCTCGTTCGCGGTCATCGCGGAAGCGCCGCTCTCGACCGCAAGGACCGTGGTGCCGTGCGTCGTGAGGACTCCGTAGCCGTTGACCGTTACGGCCTTGCCGGAGCGTCCAATGGTGATGGAGTTGGCGCTCGTGGTGCCGAGCGACATGGTGCCGTTGGTTGCCGCGCCTGTCGCCGCCCCAGTGTCGAGCGTCACGTTTCCGCTCGCGCCCCCGGAGACGCCAGCGGTTCCGGCGTTGCCTGACGTGAGCGTGAGATCGCCGCCCACTCCAGATGTGCCGCTGACCCCGTTCCCGCCGGTGCCTGCGCGAATCGTGACAGCTCCGCCGGCTTCGCCGGTGCCGGAGCTGGTGGCTCCGCCAGCTCCTCCCGAGATCGACACGGCGCCGCCAGCGGAAGGAGAGAGCGAAGCGGTGGCTTGAGCGCCGGGTCCGGCCGTGACGGTGATGTTGCCAGCCGCGCTCGCGCCAGCTCGGTTGTTGCCGGCGAGAATCAGAATGTTTCCGCCGGACCCACCAGGTTGGGCGCCGCTCGGGCTTCCTCCTGCGCCCGAAAGAATGGTGAGCTGCCCACCGTTACCAGCAGCCGCGCTCCCTGCCGACGACCCTCCAGCTCCAGAGCTATAGAGCGCAGTGCCGCCAGCGCCGGCCGGTGTCGCTCCTGACGACGCGCCGCCGGTGCCGACCAGCACTGAGAAGCTCTCGCCGGTAGCCGTCGCCGCACCGTCGTCCGTCACCATCGTGCGGGCGTACACCGTGCCCGTCCCGGTGACTCCGAATCGTTTCGTGCCAGAACTGTCTTCGAAGCGCCACCCCAGGTCTCCGCCGATGTTCGCGCCGAGCTTAAAGGTCATGGCGGCGACAGTGTTGGTTGTGGTGCTGGCGCTGGTGTTGCTCTGAATGGTCAGCGAGCTTGAAGTCGACAGGCCAGTGAAGGTGTTGGCCCGCAGGTCCATTGAGCCGACTGCTGCGACACCGCCATCGAGCACCGTGGCCTTCACCGTGCCCACGACGGTCTTGTCGCCAAGCCACGTCTGAGCTCCGAGCGTCACGCACCCGGTCTCAGTCGACGACGCCTCCATGCACCGGACGTCTCCGACGCTGCCTGCGTCTCGTGTGCAGAGCAGACCGCCGTCGCGCACGCAGTTCACGTCGACGACGGTTCCGAGCGTCGACCCGCCGTTCCTCCATCGCACGTCGCCGGCGGCAGCGCATGCGATGAGAAAGACAATGATGGTGGCGACTCGGCGCATGAGGCCTCCTACGTGAGCACGAGGTAGCGAACGCGGTACTGCTGTCCGGGCGTGAGCCCCTCGAGGTGCTGCACCGTGAAGGAGCCGGCCGCCGGCGTGTCCCAGAGCAGCCCTTCCGCAGGGAGCACCTCGCCCGGCGTCGAGAGGTTCTCGATGCGCGTGAGGATGACCGACGCAGGCGTTCCGGTGCAGCTGACCACCCGTGGGAAGGTGTCTTCGATGGGCTCCGCCGCGGTGAAGGTGTCGGTGATTTGGGCGGCCGCGAGAGTCACCTCGACTGCGCCAGCCTCGAGCACATCAACCCTTCGCTCGATGTCCTGAGCAATGAGCGTCAGCTTGTCGAGAGCGTCTTCGTGGCGCGCGACGGGGAAGGGCCCCTGCGGCTGAAAGTCGGCGGTCTGCGTGATGTTGGTGTTGCGGGTGATGCGCACCGAGTCGCCGTTCGGCGGGGCGACGGTGAACGTCACGATGCCGCCCTCGTCCTCGCCAGCACCATCGACGGCGTAGTCGACGCCCTCGGTTTTCGTGCTCCAGTTCCCGGTGCCGGTGCGCTGCTCGACGGTCAGGTCGTCCGACTCGAGGAACGGGAAGAGCGTGAAGAACTCCGTGTCGAAGCCGTTGCCGTTGTAGGTGACCTGGCTCGTCTCGACGGTGACGGACACGCAAGAAGCGTGGGTCCGCGGGGGTACGCGGGCGCTTACCGGGCCGGTGCAAACAGGTTCGCCGGCTGCCTTTCGCGCTGGCCGTAGAGGAGTCCGCCGAGCACGTCGCCAGGGTTCTCCGCTTGGACGTCGCCCTCGAGCAGGTCTTTCAGGTACCCCGCGGTGCGCGCCGGCTGCGACACGGGCAGGCCGTGAATTGGCCCAAGGTTCCGCATGAAGGCGTCGAGCTTCTTCTCGGCCTCGGCCAGGTCGCCCTCGCCCTTGAGCGCCGCAGCCACCTGCTCGGCGAGGTCCCACCCGCTCGTGCCCACCGCGGTCGCCGCCGCCACGAGCCCGCTCTGTCGCGGGTTCGCGTGCTTCCCGAGCGCCTTCTGCTCGATGGCCGTCGCGATGTCGCCGCCGAACGGCACCGACGCCGCGCTGCCGACGAGCAGCTTGCGGAGGTACCACTGCGACCACTCCTCGTCGTCCTCGCGCCCGCGGCCCGAGAGCAGCTCCGACAGCACCACCGCCGCGCTCATGAAGGCGAGCATGCGGCCGCCGAGCTTCACGCGCTCGAGCGTGCTGTCGCTCATGGAGAGCTGATGCCCGAGGTCGCGCATGCCGTTGTAGAGCACGTTGAAGTACCCGTAGAACATCAGCGAGGAGCCGATGAAGCCGCGGTCCCGCAGCACCGCCGCCTGGTCGACGGGCGAGTGCCCCGGGAAGTTGCGGCGCACCAGAGCGTCAGCGAACTCCACCGCGTCTTTCTGGCTCTTCCCTTCGGCGAGCGCCTGTCGGTACGCGCCCATCCAGATGGGCGTGGAGGTGATCAGGTCGGTGAACTCCATGAACGCAAAGGCGTGGTCCTTGAGCCACGCGAGCGGCCCGCGGGACAGCGGGCCCGAGGCGGTGAGGTCTCTCACCTGGTTCTTGAAGTCGCGCTGTAGCTGGTCGCGCCGGGTGCGGAGCTCGCCCGACAGCCCCTCAGCCATGGCGATGGCCTGCTTTGGCGAGGTGAAGAACTCGAGCAGGCCTGCCGCCCAGTGGCTCACCTTCAGCCCGGTGCGCGGGAGAATGGCGACCAGGTTCGCGAGGTCGCCTGCAGCGGTCGGCACCGAGTAGCCGAGCACCGCAGTGATGGTGTTTCCGCGCAGTGCCTTCACGAGGGAGGTCAGGGCGCTGGCGTGCGCCGAGCCTTCCGCCCCGCGCATCGAGCCGATGTCCTTCACCCATTGGAGGAACTGCTGCCGGCGCTCGTCGCCCAGCCGCCGGCCGAGCTCTGCCTGCACTTCGGGGTCGAGAATCAGATTTCCCACCGACTTCACCGCCTCGCGGTAGGCGATGTCGTGCGCGACCTGGCCGAGCGAGCGAGCGATGGTGCCGGGTGACAGGCTGATTGCCCCGGTGAAGCCGTCGACGCGGCTCTTGAGGTGGCTGCGCGCCGTGCCGGGCCGGGTGAAGCTGGGGTCCATCAGGTCGGCGAGCTGGTTCGCCGCCTGCCGCTCGCCCGCTGCCTCGACGCGCCGGTCGTACACCGCCGGGAAGTACCCGCCGACGTAGGTGCCATGTTTCGTGTGCAGCGCCCGGAGCTCGAGCTTCTCCGGGCGGAGGCCGGTGTCGCGTTCCTCGAGCTCAGCCGCTTGAGGCCACAGGCTCTCAGAGGCGTTCCAGATGCTCTGCACCCAGTCGAGCTCTTCCTTCGTCAGCAGGTCGATCGCCGCCTGCAACTGCGGCATGGTGATGTTCCGCCCCTCGAGCAGGCGCACGAGGTTCGACTCGTTGCCCGCGTTGAGCGCCATCATCAGGAGTTCGAAGCGCCGGGTGGGAGGCTCGAGCGCCTGGTCGAGCGCGACCTCGTGGTCGGGGAAGAGCGCGCGCCCGTCGACCTTCTCCATGAAGCGCTTGCGCACCTTTGCCGGCACCTTCTCGAAGGCCTCGATGATCGGCTTGATGGTCGCCTTCAGAACGTCAGCCTCGCGCGCCTTCGCTTCCTGCATGGGCTTCATCAGCGCGCGGTACCAGATGGACTTCATGTCGCCGCCGGCGAGCCAATCGATCATCGTCTCGATGCGCAGCAGGCTGCCGTCGGCGCTGGCGACCCAGCTCTTCGCCTTCTCCCCGCCGGTCATCGCCTCCCGACTCGAGGGCATCGGAGGCAGGGGCGGCAGATTCGGGGCGTTCATCACGATTTCGCCCACGATGGTCGCCTTGTCGAAGCGCTTCCCGTCGACGATGACCTGCGCCTTCGCGTTCGCCGCACCCCTGATGTTCTTCAGCGCGTCGACCACCTGGCGCATCTGGGCAACGGTGAGGGCCCTCCAGTCCATCGGCTTCGCGAGGAGCTTCGTCAGCGCGGGCTCGTCGAACATCACCGTCGCACCGTCGGTCGCCATGGCCTGCACCACCTCGCCCAGCGACGGGGCGTCCTCGGGCTCATCAGCGAACCCGAGCTTCGCGAGCAGCGAGGCGACCCCGTCGCGGTACACCGGTCGACCCTTGCCCAACCGCGCGAGCCCCTTGTCGCTGGCCAGCTTCGAGGCGAGCTCGACGAACGCGTCGCGCTCCTCGCGGGCCTCGGTGAGGAATCGCCACGCGAACATATTCAGCAGCTGCCGCTCTTTCTGCAGCAGAGCCTCGGCGTAGTTCCCCTTGGCCGCAGCGCGCATCGCTGCCTGCGCCGCCTGTCGCTCGGCGGTGAGCGTAGCGCCTGGGTCGAGACGCCCGACGGCGCGCCGCTCGACCATCTTCCGCGCGGCGAGCTGGAGCGTGGCCACCGGTGGCGCCCGGGTGATGCCCAACTCTCCCGGCACGCGGGCGTAGAGCGCACCGAGCTCGCGCTCGAGCACCTGCAGCGTCATGTCGCCGTGCAGGCCTTTGCTCACTTCGTCGGCCAGCCGCAGCCGCTCCGCGAGAATGTCGCCGTGCTTCTCGGCCATGCGCTCGTACGCGAAGGCCTTCGACCACTTCGCTTTGTCGGGAAGGTGGACGATGGCGTCGAGCATCTGCGCGCCGGTCTTGAAGGTCTGGAAGAGCTCGCCAGCCACCTCGTCGGGGCTCGCTCCTTCTTGCGACGTGCGGAACTTCTTCGCGTTCTCGGGCCCGACCGCGGCGACCACCTCGTCGCGCTGCAGCACCACGGCCGTCGTGGTGCCACCCCAGAGTTCGCCCTTGCCCTGGAGCACCAGCTGCGCAAGCCGCGCCGGCAACCCCTCCCACTCCGCCTCGGCCGCCTCGAGCTCCTTCTTGTACTCGTCCTTCCACCACTGCTCGTTCTCGCGGAGCCGGTCTTTCAGGGCGGTGAGCTCGGCCTGCCGGGCCGCGTGCGTCGCCGCCTTCTCCCGCAGGTCTAGGTACTCCTGGAACTGCTCGAGCGTCATGCCGAGGATGTCGCGGGCGAGCGGTCGGTCGATGCCCATCTTCGCGCGGGCCCGCTCGAGCTCGCGGTCGGTGGCGAGCAGCCGGTCGAACACGCCTCGAATGTCGTCGCTGAGCTCGACGTTCAGGGCACTGATGTTCCGGTACACCTCGCGGAGCCACAGCTTGAAGCGCTCGAATGCCCCGGCCAGCTTCGTCGAAGGCGCCTTGCCCTCCATGAGGTAGCGCTCGAAGCCGCGCGCCCACTTCTCGTGCATCTCGCGGGTGATGCCCGAGCGGTTCTCTGCGCCCAGCCACTGCAGCGCGGTGGAGTAGTCGTCACGCACGCGAGCGGGCGCGCCCTCGAGGTCGGCCAGGTCGCCCATCAGTTCGAGGAACACGTGCCCCGTCTCGTGTAGGAACGTCGACATGTCCTGGCTCTTCGTCAGGGCAATGCGGATCACCCGCTTCTGCGCCTTGTTCAAAAGCTCAGTCCACCCGCGGGGCGCGCTGGGCTCGCCAGCGAAGACCATCTTCCCGCCCTTCTTCCTCGAGGCGTGGAAGTCGGCAGCGTTGCCGGTGAGGCCGACGCCGGCCTTCTGGGCCATGCGTGCAGCGAGGTCGCCGCCGGCCTTGCGGCCGCGGCCGCCCATCTTCTTCTCGAGCGAGCGACCGCCTTCGTCGAACGAGAAGTCGCGGGCGATGCCGTAGCGGTTCGCCAACTCCTTCCGCACCACGTCGAGCGCCTTCTGCTCTTCGGGAGTCGCCCCGACCGGGCGCTCTTCCGACTCGCCGAGCGCGTAAAGTAGCTCTTTCTCGGCGAGCGCCTTCTTCGCCGGGTTCTTCATCCGGCCGACGAAAGCTTCGGCCCGAGCGCGGCTCTCCGCTGCGACCTTCTGATCAGCTTCGAGTTGCGCGTCGAGCTCGGAGGTCTCGAACGACGTGTCTTCTAGGAGTTGTCCAGCGCTTCCAGTGCTGCCTGCAGGCGCTTGTCCGACTCCTCCAGCTCGATCTGCCGGTCGATCAACGAACGCCTGCGGCTGTACTCCCCTGGCTTGAGCGCGGGCTCGTCGCTGCTCCAGAGCACTCGCCCTCGATGCAGCATCTGAACCGAGTCGGGTTTCTGCCCCGACTCGGCCACCAGTTTGTGGAATTGCTCCAGCGAGACTTCCTCCGCCCCCTCCAGGTTCGGCGCGCTTCCCACGGTTGAGGGCTTGATCGGCGGCGCCATAGCTCTTCTCTCCGATGCCTGAGCGGAATTCACTGCGCACAATGTAAGACCTTCCGGCGAGCGGCGCAAAGAGGGCTGTCCCCGGACCCCTCAGCGCATCGCTAAGATCTTGAATGAACTCGTCGAGGGCCGCGCGGTCGTCTCCCTTGATCGCGAATTCGTCGCCCGAGAGGTGAGCGAAGTGGAGCGCTGAGCCGCCGCTCTCCATCGCCACCCTGGCGAAGTTCTCGAGGAGCTTGTCGCCGATAGCCTTGCCGAAGGTGGTGTTCACCAGCTTTAGGCCTTTGAGGTCGAGGCTGCCGACGAACGCTCGATCGCCGACCGCATCGAACCCGGTCTTCGACAACACCCCGGGCATCGACTTGTCGAGATACGCCTCCTTGAAGAACGCGCCCAACTCGAGGTTGCCTGCCTTCGACACCAGGTCTTCAGGCAGCCCGAGCTCGAGCGGCTGCTGCGCGAACCGCTTCTCGAGCTCCGGCAGGTTGGTGAGGTCGACGTTCGTCTTCCCGCGGGCGGGCAGGGCGCCCGCCTTCCGCTTCGCCTCGGTCTCGGTGTCGAGCTTCTCGAACGCCTTGTCGAGGTTCTCCCCGAGCGCGCCGTCGACGCTCAGCCTGGAGTCTGGCAAGGCTGAGCGGATCTGCTCGAGCGCGGCCGCCAGCCCCTCCTGTCCGTTCACGTGAATCAGGAAGTTCGTCCCGCTGCGCGCCGCGGTCGGGTCGAACTGACCGACCGCCTGGCCGATGTGGCGCAGCAGCGCGTTGGCCGTGTCGTGCCCACCCTGAACGTCGTCGTTGATTGCCTTCACATCGGGCGAGGTGATGACCGCGACCTGAGAGCCGGCCGGGTGCTTCGTCTCGTCCCATGCCCGCCGGTTGCCGAGCCCGGTCACCGGGTCGCGGTAGAGCTCGCGCGCGCGGTCCGCTGGCGAGAGCGTGCGCGCCCGCTCTGACAGCACCTGCGAGGCCTCGGGCGACTGTTGCTCCTGAAAGAGGCGCGTGCCGCCGAGCGCGGTCTCGTCGCCCGACATGACCGATAAGGCGAGGTCGCCGAACAGCTTGTCGGCGCTTCGCCCGAAGACCTCCGCCTGCGTGCGAACGAACGCGCGCAATAGCGCGACCTGCTTCCGAGCAGCCGCCTTCCCTTCGCCCTGCACCGCGGCGAGCTGGCCCTCGACCGCGTCGAGCCACAGCTGCTCGCCCCCGGTCTCCGCCGGCGTGTTCTCCTTGGCGAGCTCATCGGCCCGCTTCTCCATTGCGTCGAGCTGGGCGACCGTGAGCGCGCCGGCGTCGGTCGCCGTGTCCTTCGCCAGCGCCTCGGCCACCTTCGTTCCGCCCCAGCTCTTGAGGTACTCGCCGATGGGCACCTCGATGCGCCCGCCGGTCGCGACCGCCTCCTGCACTCGGCGCGGGCCGTCCTCGCCCATGAGCGCCTTCGCCGCCTCGTTCACGTCGGCCTTCGCGTCCTGGAAGTACCGAACGAAGGCGCCGGCATCCACGTGCAGCGCGGTGATGGCCGGGCCGCCCTGGCCCGAGGTCTGCTCGATCAGCTTCGCGACCGCATCCGGCGCTGCGGCGACCGCTGGCCCATCAGCGAGCGCGAGCACCGCCTTCACGTCTTCGCCGCGCGCTCGAGCACGCGCCATCGCGTAGGTGTCGAAGGTCAGCGTTGCGACGCTGCCGGCGCCGGCGAGGCCCACGCCGCCGATGGCTCCGGTCGTCAGCGCCTCGGCGCCCTGCGTGGGGTTGTACTTCTCGCGGAACCCGCGCACCGTCGGGTCGCTCGATTGGGCGATGTACTTCACCGCCTGCTCGACCGCGTCCTGCAGGAACTCCTCGCCGCCCTCGGTGGCCGCTGCCTCGAGCCAGTTCTTCCCGACGGTTCGCAAGGTCTGCTGGAACGACTGGCTGCGAGCGAGCGCCTGCGCGATGGCCTTCGCCTCGCCGAGCCTCACCGCCTCGCCGAGAGGACCGAACGACTTGAGCATCGGGCCCCACGAGGCGAACTCGATCATCGACTTGATGGCGCCCGAGATGGTGGCCGCCGCCCGCGCGGTGGGCTCGTCGACTTCGCTCCCGTCGTCGCGCTTCGAGCCGAGCAGGTCGAGGTAGTCGCCGCCGGCCTCGAGCTCGAACGTGCCCTTGACCGCCCCTGCCTTGCCGAACAGCGAGCCGACCTTCAGCCCCGCGTCGAGCGCTGCTTTCGGGTTGCGGGTGGCGACCAGGGTACCCAGTCCCGCCGCGGCGCCGGCTGTGGCACCGAGCGACACCCCTTCCTTCAGCCCGTACGCCGTCGACGCAGCCGCTTCGGTCATCATCGAGAGCACCTGGCCGACTTCGCCCTCGTTGTAGTCGCGTCGAACCGAGGTGACCCGCAGGTCGTGGATGCGCCCCTCGAGGTCGCTCGCCGCCTCCGTGTCGCCGCGCTGGTTCGCGAGCATGAGCTCGTACCCTGCGCGCGAGAGCTTGAAGCGGTCCCACGCCTCACCCGCTCGAGCCCCGGCGATGGCGAACGCGCTGGGAATGACGAAGCCTCCGCCGACGTCGACCCATCCCTGCTCGCGCAGCGCCTTGGCCTTCTCGTCGTCGACCAGCACTTCCTTCTGAGGCGCGTCGCGCACAGCCGCTCGCTGTTCCTTCAGCTCGGTGAACGCTGCGCCCGGGCTCAGCCCTTCCGCGCGGAGCTTTTCGAACTCGTCTGCGTCGAAGTCCCACGGCTGCGCGGTGGCGTCGTCCCACCAGCGCCACGCCCGCATCAGCGCGTTGACCTTCTTGTCGCGCACGACGACCGGGCCGACCTCGGGGTTCTCGAGCATCCAGCGCGCGAGTTCGGGGTGCGCGCGCATCCACTTCACCTCGTCGAAGTTCGCCTCGAACCACGTTTGCTCGAGCGGCTTCAGCTGTGGCCGCACCGTGTCTCGCGACATGCCCGTCTGCTTCGCGAGGTTCAGAACCGCCGCCTCTTCGTCGGGGTTCGAGACCCACCCGGCCTTGAAGATTGAGCGAATCTTCGAGGCGCGCGTCGCCTCCTCTTCGCTCAGCTCGTAGGTCGGTTGATCAGGGTACTGCTGGCCCGGCGCGACCAGGTGCACCGCGGTCGAGCCGGCGGCGTACTTGTAGGTGGGCGCCGGGGCCTGGGTCGCTGGGGCACCCTCGTCGAGCAGGGCATCGACGTCGGCTGCGGTTGTCGCGGGCGCGGTAGGCGCCGGCTCGGCGAGCAGCGCGTCCACATCATCGGCTGTGACGGGCATCAGTAACCCTCGGCGTTCAGGGTGTCGGCGATCTGCTGGCTGCTCTTGCCCTGACCGCGCAGTTGCAGCGCACGGTCTCGCTTCGACGGTTTCGCGGTCGCCGGCGCACCGGCTCCACGCTTCACCGCTTCAGTGAACCGCTGAATGGTCTCGGGCCGCTTCGGATTAACCGGCAGGCCTCGAACGAGCGCCGCGCGCAGGTTCGCCGCCTGCTCTGGGCTGAGCGGCTGGCCCTTGTTCTCCTCGAAGGCCTGCATGTACGCGCGCTGCGCCTTCGTCTTGAAGTCGTCGCGCGCGTTCCTCGCGGCGTCCTTCGAGGCCTTCGAGCTGCCGGGCTCCGGCAGGAACCCGTCGGCGTCGGCCATCGCGGAGGTGGTGAATTCGCTGATGCTCTGCTCGCCCGCCTTGTCGACCACCTTTGCCGCTTTGAGCCGCATCGGCTCGAGCTGGCTCACGGCCACCGCACTCATGTCCTGGTGCGTCGCCTTGAACTGCTCGATGTCGGCTTCGTTCGGCGCGGTGAGGATGAGCTTCTGCCACTCGTTGATCGCGATCTTGTCGATGTTCGCCTGCTCGCGGCGCGCGGCCGCGTCGTTCTGTCGGACGCGCTGCTTGCGCTCGACGCGCTCGAGCGCGCGGTCTTCCTGGTTGCGCAGCTGCATGTACGTCGGCGCGTCGACGTCGTTCAGCCGGTCAGCCATCGGCGTGGCGAAGAACCCGGAGCGATTGCGGTTGTAGGCGCCGATGGCGGAGTTGATGAACTCCTTTTTCTGCACGATGGCCGACTCGGTGAGCATGGCGAGGCGACCGCGCACGATGGGCCCGGCCTTCTCCTGAACGTCGGCCGGGAGCTTCGCCAGCAGCTGTTCGGCCGTCGCTCGATCGGGCTCGGCATATGCGCGGTTCTGCACCGCCTCCTGCGCCTTCGAGATGATGCCGTCCGACGCGCCCTCGGCGGTGACCGCGAGCTTTCGCTTGTCGATTTCGGTCTGGTACTTCTTCACGAGCTCGGGCCCGAGCTGATCCTTGGTGTCGTTCAGCAGTGCTTCGGCGACGTCGAGCCGCTTCACGTCCATGAACGCATCAAGCTGGGCCTTCACCGTCTGCCGTCGCCACATCGCGACGTCGTGCTCCGCGTCTTCCGGGGAGACCGCCAGTGCTCGGATGGGCCCTTCGAGCGCGACCGACTGCTGCTGCACCGAGGCGCCGTCCCCGATGCGAGCGGAGTTGTAGATTGCCTCGCTGGCCGCGTCGGCGCGCGCCTTCAGCGATGCGACGTCAGCGACTTTGCGCTGACCTGAGACGTAGGTCTCCACCGACGAGCGCCACGCCTCGACCTGCTTGCCGGTGCGCGCGAGGAAGAGCTTCTTCGCCTCGCCGTCTTTCAGGCTGTCGGCGATGTCCTTCCGGTGCTTCTCGATGCGCTGCATCACAGGCGCGCCATCGGCCTCGGCTGCGCGGCCCTGCAACGACATGAACCCGGTCTTGCCGGAGGCGCTGTCGCCGTGGAGCTCGCCCGTCACTCGCTTGGTGAGCTCGGTCTCGCTGTCGGTTATCTCGGCCGCGCGCGCCTTGTCTTCTTCGCGGCGCACCGATGCGGCGATGGTCGAGCCGGCGCGATCGAGACTTGCCGCTGCCGCGTCGACCTCGCCAAAGTTCGGGTTAGGCAGGTGCTCAATAGGCAGACCGACCGACTGAGGTGCTACCTGCTGCTGCTCGTAGACGGGGACTTTCACGGTCAGCCACCCATGCCGACGGCGCCGCCGACGATGCTCCCGAAGCCCGAGACGAGCGACCCGACCATGTCCTGAGTGCGCTGGTCTCTCTTGGCCGCAAGCTCCGCGTCCGCCTGGCGCTTCTGCTCTCGGAAGCCGCGGACCTTCCGGGCCGCGTTGTTCTCGGCCATGCGCGCATCGGTCTCGCTCATCAAGCGGGTGTCGGCCATCACCGACAGCGGCGTGCCCGTGGTCGTGTCGACTCCGCTGTTCGCGTAGGCGGTGCGCTGACGGGCAATCATCTGGCTGCCCAGCTCGCGCAGCTTCCCGGCCTCGAAGTTCCCTTGCTCCTTCGCCTCGAGCTCGCCCAGCTCCGCCGCGTTGACCTTGGTCCGGTGCTCCTCGTCCATCGCCCCGGTGCCCGCGGCCGCCATGGCGATCGGTTTGTAGATGCCGCCGAGAATGCCTCCCATCAGAGCCTCCCGAAGTGAAACGGCACGAAGACGTGCCCGTTGTGGTCGATTGGACTGTCGAAGGTGGCGCCGAGCGCAGCTGCGAGCCGGAGCGCGCCCGTGTAGCGGCAGTCGATAAAGTTGAAGAGCTCGCCCAGCTTTCGCAGCACCGGCAGGGCGTGGCGAATCGCCCGAACGAAAGGGCGGGGCTGCTCGCCAAACACGCGCGAGGTGAGCATCCACAGCACGAACCGCCCTGGCTCCTGTGGCGCCAGCCCGAAGAGCGCGCCGAGGTGGCCATCGTGCTCGATGGCCCACACCCTCTCCGAGGCTTCGACCGCAAACCGAACGCCAGCGGGGCCGTCCGCCTCGCCGCTCGCGACAAGCTCGGCGGCATCGGCCGGGCGCAGGTTCGCGCAGAGCTCGTCGATGTCGCCCGGCTTCATGGGGCGAATGGCGGCCTCAGCGATCACCGGCTTCCACCTCGCGGCTGATGCCCAGCACGGTGACAGGGAGCGGCAGCGACTGGCGCAGGCACGCGCGCGCGTTTCTGTCCCAGATGTTCTCGACCGGCGAGACGAGCAGCACGTCGGCCGCGCTCGGCGGGTCGTACCCGTCGGAGACCTCGCGCTGCTCCCAGTCGGAAAGGTGGTCGAAGTCTTGGCCCGCCTTGAGGCCCTTCGTCTGGTCGAGTTCGAAACCCACCTCGGTCACGGTCTTCTGGCGCAGCGTCGCGTCCCCACGTACCGAGAGCGTCTCGAGGTCGGCAGTGAAGGCGAGCCCGATGTGCGCGACCCAGATGGGCGTGCCGTTCACGTCCACCGCGTTCGGCGTCGGGGTGAAGTCTTCGGGAAGCGCGATGGTGCCCGTGGTCGCCGTGAACTGGTTCACCAGGTATGGGCCGAGCACCGGCATATTCCGCCCGGTGATGTACGCGTATTTCCCGACCAAGCGCTGCAGGCCCCTGCCTTCGATGGCATTCGTCGCAGGCACCGCGCCAGCGTACGTGAACGAGCAGTCGGAGCAGAGGTCGCTCGGGTAGAGGGAGTCGATGTCGTCGATGCCGGGGGAGCTGACGACCTCCGGATCGGCGTCGTCCTCGGTCACGCGGCGCACGCGGGAGGTAAGCCGCTCGATGTAGCGCTTCGTGTTGCCGTTGATGTCACGCTTCACCACCACGTAGACCGCGTCTTCCTCGCCCTCCGGCACGCTGCACACCGCTTCGAACGAGCCGTCGGTGTCGTGCCGCGCCCACGCGCTGAGCCCATCATCCTTGTCGAAGGTGAGAGACAGCAGACCGCCATCGGCGCGCACCGCCCAGATGAGGCCCCACGGGTCTTCCGCATAGGCCCAATCGACGATGGAGCGCTGCTTCCCGACGACGAGGTGCCTCGCGTTCTTCGAGACGTCGATGCCCTGATACGGCGTGTCAGACGCCTGCGGCACGAGCGCTCGGGCGCCACTGCCCTTCGTGCGGACGAAGAGCACGCACCCGTCGACCACGATGGGCCTGGCGTCGCTGCTCCCCACGTCATCGGTGATGCGCGCGTCGACCGAGTCGAAGTCGAGCGGCGCCGTGGGGCCGCCACCGAAGGTCCACGCGGTGCTATTGGTGAGCACTACGAGCCGATCGCGCTGCACCAGGTGGGTGATGTCTTCGCGGCGGTAGGCGGCGAGGTCGAACAGCAGGGCCTCGCCGGACACGTGAATCGACAGACGCGTGTCGAAGTTGGAATAGTCGCCGGTCTTCGAGGTGATGAGGGTGTTGGGCCTGCGCTGCGTGGCGCTGCCGGCGATGCCCGAGCCACCAAAGATCAACCTGTCTTGGAAGAAGGCGACGCTCCACGGCGTCTCGCGTCCGGCGACTCCGTCGTACGCAACGGCGAACGGGTCGGTGCCGAGCGGCGGCTGCACCGAGTAGTCGGGCTCAGCGCCGAGGTCGATGAAGTCCCGGGTGTCAGTCTCGCCGACGTAGCCGTAGATGCCGCCGCGCCCGCGGTAATAGATGTTCCGCAACACCTTCACGCCGAGCGGCGGCTCTTCCACCCCAGAGACGGCGCGCCGCAGAGTCAGCGGCTTGTCGGGGTAGATGACGAACTCGAATTTTGGGTTCGCGGTGGAGATCAGTTCACGCGTCGCGAAGTCGGTGCCGTCGTACTTGAAGAGCACCCGCTGCCCGAGCGTCTCCCGCACCGCGCCCGTGACCGGGTCGATGTACAGCGTGGTGACCAGGTAGTTCCACTCGCGCGCCGGGTGCGTGGGGTCGGCCACGGCGATGGTGCCGGTTACGACGTACGGGCTCGAGGTCACCGTGCCGCCGACTGGGTCGGCGAACATCGCAACGGGCGGCGAGACCTCGAGACCCTCGAACTCCCAGTCGGTGGCGCTGTTTCGCCGCAGCTGAAATGGCGTGTAGCCGGCAGCCACGATGGTGAGCACGTCGCCCACCTGGGCGAACCGGAGCTTTGCCAGGTCGCGCGCGAGGTACGGCGCCGCCAGTTCGAGAGGCGTGTCCGGCGCTGACTCGAGCGTCTGCCCGAGCGTGTGGAAGCGCACGTACTGCTCACCGAACTCGAGCACGGCCGAGGCGCGGTCGCCAGCGACGAACGGCACGAGGCGTACCGGGCGATCGGGCGTGACGCCGCCGGTGTAGTCGGCCTCTGCAATGACCTTCGCCTCGTTGACGAAGCGCGTGCCCGGTCGCGACACGGCCGCGCCCTCGCGGCTGATGAAGAAGTTACGGCACGTCTTCAGCCCGTGCGCGTAGATGGGGAGGTCGGTGCGGCCCTGGAGCTTCGGGTCGAGCTCGCCGGCCGAGAAGCTGGTCTGACGAAGCGTGGCCACGGCTCACCCGCCCCGCGAGGTGATGAGCTCCGACTCCGGCGCCTCTTCCTTGCGCTCCTGGTTGAAGGCCGAGGCAGCGGCGAGCCGAATCGAGCGCTCGAATGCCTGCAGCATGGCGAAGCCCTTGCGCTCGCTCTTCGCTAGGCCGAAGCCGAGGTCGGCCGCGATGCGGAAGGCCATCGCGTCGCGGAACATCGGCGACCACCGGGCCGGCTCGGTGACCTTCGCCGTGTAGACGAGCACCGCGTTCTCGACGTTCGTCAGCAGCACCACGCCGTAGGTGCTGTCGCCCTCGAGGCGAAAGACGAGCTGCTCAGACTCGCCCGGGTTCGTGTTGTAGGCGCCCAGCGGGTTGTCTTCGTCGGCCACGTCGAGGTGCCGCGCCGCGATGCAGTCGGTGGGCAGGGCGTAGGCGTAGGCCCATGCCCCGCGCTCCCCGTCGGTGATGGCCTTGAGCGCCCGCCGGCGCATGGCGAACGGCCACGCGAAGGCCTCGAGGGTCGCGTCGCGGGCGATGTCCCAGAGCTTGTTGCAGGCCTTGCCCTGCGGGCTGTTGTCGCCCAGCGAGGTGATGCCCTGCTGCTGCCCGACGCGAAGCAGGGCGGTGTTGCAAATGCCTGCTTCGATGCTGGGCACGGCTCAGGGCTCCTTCGCTTAGACCTCGTTGTCGGAGGGACGGCCGCTCTTCTTTGGCGCCATCACGCCGTGCTTCGGACGCTCCGCGTCGGCCTTGTTCATCTCCGCCGCGGTCAGCGGGCCCTTCTTCTCGGGCACAGGCTCGGGCTTCGGCGCGCGGGGGTCGTAGGCGCTCCACTCGATCGACGGCAGGCTCGCGAGGAACTCCGCGACCTCTTTGGCGGGGGCGCCAAGGCCCGGCTCGGCGACGTTCTTCTTTGTCGCGATCTGGCCATGCTTCAGCGTCTGGCCGTTGTTGTAGGCGCCGCTCGGCCCGACGACGTACTTCAGCGTCGATGCGTTCGCGCCCTGGGCTTCGAGTGCCTTCTTGCGCGTGGCCTGCTGCTGCGCGCGGTGCTCGGCCATCGCGGCTTCGTGCCGCTTCTGCTCTTCGGTCTTGAACTGGAGGTTCTTCAGCTTCTCCAGCTCGGCCTTGAGCGAGTCGAACTCGGCCTTCGAGATGGTCAGGGTCGGCTCAGCCATGGCGCTTGTCCTCGTATGGGGCGAGGGCCTGCGACGGCGTCTTCTTCGCCTTCTCGCCGTCGCGGTACCCGCCGTAGTTGATCGGCAACTCGATGACGTCGCCGGGCAGCGCTTCCTCGCCGAGCGGCCCGCGGAAGGGCTCCTTCACGAGCCAGCGCTCGAAGCCCGCCCTCTCGGGCGGGACTGGCGGGGCCGACCTTTTGGCGTAGCGTCCCATCGAGGCTTACGTCCCAGCCGTCTGCATGTCGAAGACGAGGCCGGCGTTCACCTTGCCGGCGGTCGCGGTCGACGTGCCCGTGACGTACTGCACGCCGATGAACTGATCGGCGCCGGTGCCCGGCGGGATGATGCCCGGCACCATGAACTTGTACCCCTTGACCAGGGCCGCCTGAGCGATGGCTGGCGTCTTGGCGATGATGACCTTGTTGGTGGTCAACCCCTCGTTGTCAGCCGTGACGAGGTCCACCTCGAGGGTGGTGTCGTCGCCGGCGGAGTCGAACTCCTCGGTCACCTCGACCAGCACCTGAACCGGCCGCCCCTTGCCGACATCGCGGGGCGCCGTGCCTCGCGACTGGAACCCCGCGGGGATGGTGCCGGGCGCTCCGACGTCGATGGAGTGGTCGCAGAGCGTCGTCGTCCCTGACGCGACGGCGAGGGACTGGTCGATGCTGAACATGTTCTCTTTGTCGAGCAGCATGGCGGTGCGTTCTCCTTGATCAGCTGAGGGCGTCTTCGGTCTTGGTGAGCCCCTGGCTGATGCGCAGCGGCACGCCCATGATGTTCTGCACCGGCTGGCCGGTCGTGTTGTCGGTGGTCAGCGTCCCGTTCAGCGCGCCGTAGCGGGCCTGCAGGTGCAGGTAGCCGGCGACGAAGGGGTTGCAGTACGCGACCGTACGGCCGCCGCGCATCAGCTGGTGGTACCCCTTGATGATTCCCTGAATGAGCAGCGACGACTCGGCCGAGATGGCGCTCGAGTCGATGTTGTAGACCCGCACCACGTGGCGCGGGTCAGGCACCGCGAGGCCGCACTCCCACTCGAACTTCGTGCGGTGCGCCTCGAACTCCTTGCCGTCCTCGTCGGTGACCAGGTCGTCGGGCAGTACGCGGACGTCAAGCCCGCCCTTGCCGCCCTTCGCGTAGATGCCGTGGACGGTGTCCATGCCCCAGTCGATGAACCAGAGGCTGTTCTGGTCGGAACCCGAGGCCGAGATGCCGGAGGCGACCATCTGTCCGCCGAACGCCGCGGTGGTGAGGTCGAACCTCGGACCGAACCCCATCCACTTCTCGGGGTCGATCTCCGTGTTGCCGTACCACATGGTGGTCTCGAAGGTGTTGTTGAAGCCCACCCGGAAGGCCATGTCCTCGCTGGCCCTCCACGCACCGTCGTTCCCGTTCAGGCGAGCGAGGCGCACGTCGACCACCGAAAGGGCCTCCATCAGGCCCACCGACTCGTCGACCTGGTCCGAGCGGCTCTTCGCGCGCGAGACACCTTGGTTGATCTGCCGGAACTCGGGCGTCGGGACACTCGACCGCCGCGTGATGCGGTGACCGGTGGGGAGGTTGCCCTCTTTCCACACCATGTCTTTCAGGAGCCCGTTCTCCTGCTCCATCAGCTCGGCCATCGTGAGCTCGATGCCTCCGTCCGGGCGCATGCGCTTCATGACGTCAAGGAAGGTGGGGAGCGTCGCGCCTACGGCGGTGGTGGGCATTTGTTACGACTCCTTGCGAGTGTTGTTGCCGTACGTCTTGGCGGTGCGGCGGTCCTGCTCGTTGACCGCCGCCGCAGCGGGGTCGACGACAGTGCTCTTCACGGTGTCTTCGCGCGTGCGCGAGGCGAGCTCGGCGAGCACGCGCACAAGCGGCGCCGCGTTGCCGATGCCCATCTGGTCGACCCACTTCGCGAGCTGCGGCCCGCTCTTCAGCTGGCGCAGCATCTCGCGCACAGACTCGCGAGTCGCCGCGAGCTTGGGGCCGCCGATTTCCTTGTCGTCCTGCAGCTCCTTGAGCCAACCGTCATCAGCTGCCTTCACGTCATCGGCTAGGGTCTTGGCCTGGGCGTCGCTGAACTCGACGAGCGCTTGCGCCTGCTCCGAGGTGAGCCCGAGCTTCTTGAAGAGCCCGCGCGCCTCGCCGACCACCTTCGCGTCGCGCTTGACGCCCTCCGCCTGCTTCGGCTCCCACTTGTCGTCGACCAGCGCCGGCTTGGTGTCGGTCTTCGTCTCGGCCTTGGCGTCCTTCGATTCGCCCGCTGCGCTCTTCGTCTCGGTCGCAGCGGTCTTCGTCTCCGTCGCGGTCGCAGTCGTGGTCGCGGTAGCCTCGACCTTCGCGTCGGTCCCGCCCACGATGGACGCGGGCGGCGCGCCTCCTGTGGTGGTTTCCGTCGCGGTGGTGGTCGAGGTCGCGTCGCCCATCGTCAGGGCGAAGCGTCACCGTCCGGGGGTACGCGGGCGCTTTCAACCCTGCGGCTGCGCCCGTAGGCCTCCTGCATCATCTTCTCGAAGAGCGTCTCGTTCGTACGTCTGGCGAGGGCCAACAGGTCGCGCGCGAGGTCTTGCCGCCCTTCGTTCCGGGCCGTGCCTTCCGGGTCGCCGGGCACGCGCGAGCTCCGGTGCAGCATGCCGAGGTCGTGGCCGTGGACGATGCGGAACCAGAACGCGCGCCCTTGCGGAGTCGACAGCACCCATGCGGCCGCGGAGTCCTGCTCGAGCGAGAGTTCGCTCTCGGTCACCGACTCAGTACCAGCAGAAGTACCGCATCGTGGTGGTGACCGAGTTGGGCCCGGTGAGCGTCAGTGTGGTCGAACTCACGCTCGTCGCGCAGCCCGCTGCGGCGATCGCCGCGGTGTTACCGGTGGGCCAGCACGCACACGATGCACCCGACCGCACTGTCACCGTAGCAGTGGACGGTGTCCCAGACGTGAGCGCCACGCTTCCGCAGACAGCGCTTGAGCCGCACACCGGGTTGCCGAAGAACTGCGTGTCTCCGTTGAACCGGGAGACGCCGGCGTCGAGGACGTCGGCCTTCACCACCGCGGCGCCCGTGAGCCCGCTCGCCGGGGTGTGCGAGGAGCCGCCGTCGGGCGAGGTCCAGATGATGTTGCCCTCGACCACCACGTCGGTGTCCTTCGAGCCGATGTGGATTTTCCCATCGGAGCGCCGCTGCTGTGCGTGCGCAACGAAGGCCAGACCCAGCGCTGCGAGGAGGACGTAGGCGAGCTTTCGCATGCCGAAAGCGTCTGCCTCGCGAGGTACGTGGGGGCGCTTCAGGCCCGGTCGCCAGCGATTGCCGGCAGCATGCGGGACAGCACGTTGTCACCCTCGAGGTCCGTCTCGGACGCGGTCTTCGCGGTCTCGGCCGCCTGCTGCACGGCCGCAGCCCGTTGCGCTGCGGCCTCCGCCTGCGCGCGCTGGGCTCGCACCGACTCGACCTCGTCGTCGCTGATGGTGATGGCCGGTGGCGTCGCCAGCATGTCGCTGACCGCGTCGACCGCCTGGTCGAAGTCGAACTTGTCGAGTACCGGGGCGCCCTTGCCGCTGAGCTGCATCTGGGCGAACAGGCCCACCATGCGCGCGAGCTCCTGCACGCCCTGGATGCCCACCAGCTTCTGCGCCTGAGCGAGAACGCTGATGAACTCCGCGCGAAGCTCCATGCCCTGGAGCTCGTCCGGCGGAGGGGGCATCAGCCCGCGCCGGAACATGATGGGCACCACGCGGTCGATGACCGGGTTCAGGAGCTCCATCTCGAGCCGGTGCAGCGTGGGGCCCATCTGCAGCCCCTTCTCGTGGCGCCGCTGCACCACCTCGGTCGCGGTCATCTTGCCCTCGACGAGCTGCTCCATCACGAGCCAGAGGTCGGCGCGCATGGCCTGGTCGATGCGCTTCTCGTGCTCGCGGATGCTGGCCTCGATAACCTGCAGGCCTACCGGGTTCGCCTCGTAGATGGGCCGCACCTGCTGCGCCGGGCCCGAGGCGTCGACGAAGACGTGCGAGCCGGGGCTCCCCGAGACGGGGTCTTGTCGCATGGTCGACGGAAACTGCATGCCCGGCCGCGCCAGGTGGTCGATGAACTGTGCCTTGCGCCGCTCGAGGGTCTGCAGCGCCCGCGCGTCGCCAATGGCCTCGTGTCCCGGCCCGTTGCCCCAAACGTCCTCGCCCGTCGCGTCCCAGCGCGCGACAGGCGCCGGCCACTCCTGGAAGCCCCCTTCAGCGAGAAAGCCCTTCGACTCGTCGGGCCCGCGCTCCAGCCAGCGGCTCTTGAAGGGCATGCCGCGGTGCCCGAGCTTGCCGGTCTCGAGGTCGACGTTCGGCTCGAGCGCGTGCAGGACGGTGAACCAGTCGGTGTTGCGGCTCTCTTTCAGTGCGGCGAGGCACCGCTTGCTCACCTTGTCCGGGCCGAACCGCTCGACGAGCTGGGGCGCGGTCATCTGGAACTCGCGGTACAGGGTGTTGACCTTGTAGTTCGCCCCGTTCGCGATGACGTAGCTACCGATGGGGTACAGGTAGCAGCAGATGATCCGCTCCGGGTCCTCGTCGATGTGCATCGCGGCCGTGCCGAAGAGCAGGTCGGCATAGAACCCGTGCAGCGCCTGGTAGAAATTGCTGCGGTGAAACACCCACTGCACGCGCTCGACGAGCAGTGCGAGGTACTCCTTCACGGGCTCGAACTCGTTCAGCTTTGGGTCGGGCGTGGTGAAGCGCAGCCACGGCTGAGCGGGATTTGTAAGGTAGCTCATTAGGCCGGCGGTGAGCACGCGCGCCGCCCGCGTCGGCCTGTTGTTGATGATGCGACGGTCCTTGCGGTCGCCCTTGTTGCGGTCCTCGAGGAAGAACCGGCCGCGACGGGGCGCGATGAAGTCGCTGATGTCGCGGAGCGTCGGGTCCCACGTCGAGCGCTCCGACTTGTGCGCCTCGTACACGCGGATAATGCGCTGCACTTCGCTGCTTGAGGAGCCGCCGCTGTCGTAGGCGGAGGCGATGATGTTCTGGCTCAAGGCGCGCCCCCGAGCATCGAGCCGCCGCCGAGCGTCTCAGCGCCGTAGTCCCCGCCGAGGAACGACTGCTTTCGACCGCGGCCCGACATCAACTGCAGCGTCTGCGCCATGCGCCGCGCGCGCACGGCCTGGTCCGTGAAGTCAGGCGCCATGGTCTCCGCGTTCGCCTTCGCGAAGTCGGTGGTGTTCTTGTCGTACGTCGCCTTGATCTCCTTCTCGAGGGGCGCCGCGACGGCCTTCGGTGCGCCGCCCACGGTGTTGCTCACGGTCCTGGTGATGTCGTTGAAAACTCCACCCATTGGTTTCTCCTCAGGCTGCGTAAGGGTCGTAGTCGGGCGTCGTGGCTTCGCGGCCGCCACCAGCGCGGTCGGCCGCTGGCGTCACCGGCGCGGCGAAGGTGCAGGCCAGCGCGTCGCCCACGTCAGGTGACGGCAGCCCGCGCGCTCGCATGTCGTCTTTCGACTCGAGCTGCAGTTTTCCGCGAACGTTGGCGTACGTGTACCGGGGCGCGGTCAGGTCCTGCGTGAGCTCGTGCGACTCCGGCAGAGCCGCGCTCGGCACCCACTGCGCCATCGACCACCACATCTCCGCGCGCTTGTTCTCGAAGCGCGGGCTCATGGGCTTGCCGCCGAAGTCCACCGGCACGACACCGGGCACCTTCAGCTGATTCAGCCGGTCAACGACGCCGGCACCGAAGCTCCCGACGTCGACGAACGCCGCCTCTGCCTTCCAGCGCTCCACCTTCTGCGCGACCAGCGAGGCAACGAGCATCGTGTCGGCTTGACGAATGATGGTCGGCGAGAAGCAGACGAGTCCCTGCCGGCCGATGATGACCGTGCGGTCGTCGCCGTATCGCGCGACGTCGACGCCCAGCACCTTCGGCGCATACTCGTAGTCTTTGCGGCCGAAGGTGCGCTCTTGGGCGGCGAGCACCTGGTCGAGCTTGATCAGCGCGTCGTCGACGGCCGCTGCGAAGTCGCAATCCATCTCCTGCGCGAACTGCGACGGCGTCATCTCGCGCCGCATCTGCTCGACTTCGGCCTCCGTCAGCGCGTCGGTGTCCGACCAGCGGCGGAGGTCGGCGGCCCAGCCCGGCTCGCCCTTCAGCGCCCGGTAGTAGAGCTCGCTGAAGATGTTCACGCCTTTCGGGGTGCCGATGAAGATTGCCCACCCGCCGCGGTCGGCTAGAGCGGGGCGCAGAATCTCGCCCCACAGGTTCGGCTTCATGTCGGCCTTCTCGTCGAGCACCAGGCCGTCGAAGTAGAGGCCGCGGAAGCTGTCGGGGTTGTCCGCCCCGAAGAGACGAATCCGCGCGCCGTTCTGGAACTCGACCGAGAGCTCGCCCTCATGCACCACGGCACCTGGCACCATGCGCGCGTACCTGCGCAGGTAGTCCCACGCGATGCCCTTCACTTGCTTCAGCTGCGGCGCGATGTACCCGTAGCGGGCGTCGGGGCGCGTGGCCGCGAGCGCAGCGAGAATCAGCTCGAGAATGCACCACAGCGTTTTGCCGGCCCGGCGGTGCCACACGAGCACGAGGAACCGGCAGGTCAGCCTCAGCGCGTGCGCCGCCTTCTGGTGCGCGCGCGGCTTGAACCCGAAGTCGATGGCGCCGGGCGGGACGAGCGCGCTCAAGGCCTCGGCTCCGCGAACGGGTCGATGATCGAGTAGCTGACGGAGCCGGAGTGCGCGATGGGCTGGGAGACCTTGCCGAGCGTGCGCTCGATGATGATTTCAGCGGCCCGGAGCGCGACCTTCTCGTTCTTCGATTCGAGGAGCTCGATCAGCCGTTCGACCGCCCGCGGGTTGGCTGCCTCGAACGCCTTCTTGATGTCCTCCGGCGTCTTGGGTCGACCGCCCGGGTTTGCCGTCGAGCCCTTCAGCAGCCGCCCGGAGGCGTCTCGGTCAGGGCTTGTTTTGCCCTTGTTCTGAGGGGCCTTCGACACCCCATGAGCGTCGGTGGGGAGGGGTACGCGGGGGGTGACCGAGCCCCGTTGCGAGGCGCTTCACCGCGTCTCGTACCCCTTGGAGGGCATCAGCCACGCTCTTGCTTCCCGACTTCGGCACACCTCGAACGAACCACCGGGCGGCGTCGGCTAGGTTCTTCCATGCGCGCGGCTCGTCTTCGAGGCAGGCGTCGGCGTAGGCGAGAGCTGCTCGCTTCAGGCGCCCTTTCGGGTCTCCGTGGAAGCGGCCGCCCTGCGCGTCACGCAGCGGTCGGAGCGGGGCACCGCGCTTTCGCTGCTGCCGGTGCGCGTTGCACAGATCGCCCTTGTACGCCTCCCTCGAGCACTCGCCGAAGGCGCAGTACCTCACTGGAGGCGCACCAGCCTTGGAGGCTGCTGCGTGGTCTCGACGGTCTCGGCGCGGAGCTCGCAGCGGGGCAGGGCGAGCACCTCCTCGATGTCCTGCATTGCTCCCGTGGAGTTCTCGATGTGCGGCTCGAGGTCGAACATGCTGGCAGCTCGCTCCCCGGCTCCAGCCACCATGCCGTCGAACATGGCGCCGGCGCAGAGCATGTTCTTCAGGTGGCCGATGAGCTCGTTCTGCGACTGGATCTTCGCCATCATCAGGGCGAGCGCCTTGCCCGGGTCGACGCGCTCCCCGAAGTACCGCTGCAGAATGCTGATCGCCTCGGTGCCCTTGCTCACAGCGGTTTCGCCAGCACAATCTCGCAGAGCTTCGCGTATCCGCACGCCTCGTCGTACGACTCCTGGTCTTCGGTCCGAAGTTCTCTGAGGTTCTCGACCGAAAGAAAGACAGCGAAGCACTTGCCTGCTCCGTACTGGTTGCCGCCTTCTCCCCAGCCGAGCGCGTAGCCCTCAGCGACCTCGGCCGAACCGAAACGTACGAAACGGTCGAAGTCCTCCGCCCAGCAGGCGACGACATATGGCCCGCTGCCTTCTGCGTCCGGTTTCCAGCTCAACTGGGAGACTCCTTCAGCGAGATACCGACGCTGACCTCGCGCACCTTCGTGCACTCGTAGACCTCGAACTTCTGCGTGCCGGTGGTGAACGAGGCCCAGCGCTTCATCTCCTCGTCGACGGCGTTGGGCGCCCACGACCACACATCGACGATGTGCGCCTCCCTGTGGTCCCCG